GAGCATCATACCTGTTTCTAAGAGCATTGGGGATTATCTGATTGATAATGTATCGTGTGAGAGAATCAGCCTTAACAGTGAATACAGACGGAGAAACCCTTAGGATAGGTTGAGTGAACTTATACACAAAAGATTTGTCAGGATTGTCCTGCTGTACCTTCTCAATCCGCCATGACATAATCATGACAGGCATGAGGTTCTTATTGAAGATAGCTCCACATGTACCATAATAATAGTTTTCGCCTTGAGTATCCAATGGTATTTTTACAAGACGTGCTCTATTAAATATATTTATCAATATATTACGCATCTTAGAAGACAGTGTCTTGAAATCAGATTCTGTACCTGTATAATTAAGACATGCTGTAAAAGAATCTACCTCATCAGATGTGACAGGTAGGTTACAATTAGACAGTTTTCCAAGCATAAATACAGGAAGCTCAAAGACATCCTTGAATATAGGGACATTCATATACTGAAAATTATGAATTACATTGTTCCTAAAAGGAAAGATGGAGTTTTGAAAGTATCCTTCAAAGCATCTTTGGATTATATATTTTAAATCTCTCATCAGCTTTGGGTTTTGAATAACATGTTTGGAGAATCATATTCAGTGAAGAAAGGCAGATCATAAGGGATGATGGGGTTAAGAGAATTGGCAATGAAATTGGTAAAGAGATTTACCATAAGAGAGCCAATCATACAAGCAAGATAAGTGGTCTGCTTCATTGAACATACAGTATGTTCTGCCTGGAAATCAGAGAAGAGAAACTTAGTTTCATACCTATCCATACTAACTTTATCATCACCTTGAATGCAGAAAATCTGTAAGGTGTCAATGGACAATCTACCATCAAGGAAGAGACATTTAGCCCTACTGTCGGGAGTCAAGGTCTGTATATGTCTTTTCCAAGAATTGTAGAAAGTCTTGCGTGCAGCCATGTTGTCAAATCCACAAATCATGATGTCACCAGCCTCAGTGCTGTCAGTGAACTTACTTGAAACAGCATTGACCTGCCTGGCTAATGTGTAGGCAGAAATCATAGAAGCTATAGCATCAACCTTATATTGTCCAATATCATTGGTGCTGTAGAGCTGTCCTGCCATATTGACTCTCTCTACAACATCATCATCATAGAGAGTGATGTTAGTAGGAGCCATGCGTGCAAGCTGAAAAGCCACATTAGAACCAATACCTCCTATGCCAGCAATAATTACACGAGACTTCTGTATTTCATCAAACCATGATGCACCAGAGAAACGGGTAGTGGCTTCATCAACAAGGAGAGAGGGAGAATTGAGAGGAAGAGGAGTAGAGGTATGTTCTGTAGATGGGGTAGGTGGAGTAGGGAAAGTAGGTTCTGTAGGGAAAGTAGGTTCTACAGAAGAGGTCTCTGTAGATTCTGCTTCATCCATGTCCCCAAGAAGAGGTCCTATATCTAAATCATCATTTCCTTCTCCTTGATTTTCATCATAATAATTCTCTTCTGGTATTTCTTCAAATTCAGGGTCTAAGATACCATCATCTTCAGTGATACCATTTTCTTCAAGAATATCGTTTACATCATTATCAGTAATATTGAGAGAAGTAGTCTCGTTATTGTTTGAATTATTAATATCGTTTGTTTCCATAAGCTATACAATATATTGGTAAAGGGTATTGATGTAATGCTGTATGTAAGGATTATCATCAACATATTCAGAAAGTTCATCAATAATAGATTGTGCAACAACACTTGTAAATATGTCATACTCATCATACATATAAGAAGGAATATCAGGCTCATCATAGTGGTCAAGAGTGAACTGTATGATGAAGTCACGCCATTCACAGAAGGCATTGGTAAGACAGTCTACAGTAGCAGGCTTGTCAAAGATGCGCTGATAAACATTAGACATGTGACGTGTAATCCAATGCTTGAAGTTGAAGGTCTTAGGATCGAGAATGAGATTGAGAGTGACTATGTGAACCACTACTTCATGAATTTTCTTAGGGTCAGGGGTCCAATCATACTCAGTCTCTGTTTTATCAGTATCCTGTTTAGGAGTGTCCTTGAAATCAAGAGAAGTCTGCTGTGGAACAGTATTGTTTCTTATATCCTTAGGGTGAAGCCATTCAAAGAACTGAGTATCACCAGTTTCAGACTTTAGATTGAAACCATTAGTCTGCTGAGAGACAACAGAAGTCTTTGCAACATCTTTCTTCTTAAGTTCAATCTCTGCAAAACGAGTGTCAAGATAAGACAGAGTATTAAGGACTTCATGACGTTCAACCTGTAAGTCAAAATACTCAATATACTCCTTGTCAACAATCTTAGTCAACTCAGTAGAGTCATTGCTGATGGTCTTGGAACCATTGCCAAAGAACTCATAAGAAGTTCCAAGAGGCTTGACAGTGACCTCAGATTTAGATTGTACCTTACGAGTGATGCGTGCAACATAGGTACCTTTAGTGTCAACAACAAGAGATACAAAGCAATTGGTGTCATTGCCTTCCTGCTGAAGCATAAGATTGTCCTGACCACTGAAGAAGGCACCTAAGGCATGATGAGAATGTATCAAGCCAGTGTCACAGTCAAACAGCTCAATATTCTGAGCCATATAAGCTGCAACTTCTTCAGACATGTGGAACTCAGTCCATCCAGATGTGCCTAAGTCCATAGGATAAAAGTCAGCACAAGTGATGACTAAATCATTATTCTCAAAAGAACCTTCATGAGAAAAGAAAAGAACTCCAGACCATTCAGTAGTGGGAAATTTGCGGATAAGATACCTAATCTTTTCCTCTACACTTTGAGGAACAATGAGTTTATATGTAGACTGTCCTTTTACAAGTTTGGGGAGAGTCTTGGGCTGTGTTGTTATTGTTGTGTTCATTTTTATATCTATAATTAATTACTTTGAGAATGTTCTTCAATATATCCATAGCCATACAATGATGTATGACAGTGGCAAGAAAGAACTCATTAATAGAAGATTCAGTAATAGTAGTAAGAATGCGTTTGCCTTTAAAGACAAGTACAAACTTACCTTTATAGCGATTTAAGTTTTGTGAATTTGTATTGTTTCTTGTAACATAAAACTTTCCATCAGAGACAACAAGAGAGTTAAGCAAATTGCTGTCAACAAGTTTTTGCTTAGTAGATTCAGTAGTGAAAATAGTATTGCAATAGCTGATGAAAGCATTGCTTATATCAATGATGAACTTATAGAAAGGCATGCCACAAATAAACTGACCATTACGGAAATTAAGAGAAAGATGTCCATGAGTAAGATAATACTGTATGAACTTCTTCTTCATAAAATCAGTAAAGAAAACAGGGTATATGAAACCAGATATATTGAAATTATAATCAACATAATCATGAGCTATAGTAGACTTTCCTATAGTCTCCATTCTGCGCCAAGGACCTCCAGAGATAGACTCAACAGTGACATACATGGAAAGTTCCTGACAGAAGAGCATCCATTCAGCAATGTCACAATCAGTCTTAAGAGTGTTGATAGTGTTTCTGATAGGTCCATTACCAAGGCAAGGGTTTTCAAATCGAGTAAAATCATCTTTAGGAATACCTCTTATATGACTGTGCATATAGTTGCTAAGGAACTGTTCTTGAGAATAGGTAGCCCTGTTGAGCTGAAAGCCAGAGAACTCAAAAGGAATGAGACCTTTATCATCGATTTCAATCTTGGCATAGAGGTCTTGAATGTGAACAAACTTGTTATACTCATTGGTGACAGTGACACTAGGCCACCAAACATAGATAAGATAATAAGAAGAGTCTGCTTTAGCCTGAATATCAACATACTGCTCACCAAAGAAGTTCTTGAAGACCTCATATATATCACAAACCTCTTGATGATCAGGATTAGGGATAGGAGTTGCTGAATGTTGCATATTAATTATTTTAAAAACAAAAATAAAGGGAGCAAAGACAGATGTCCTTACTCCCAATGACCAAAACGGAAATATAAAGTTATGTTTTACAGACCAAGGTCATCAATGATGTCATCAATGTCATCATCGTCAATGAGATTGTCAGAGGTTGCAGTACTCTGACCTTGAGCAATAAGCTTATCAATGTCCTCTGGCTCACCACTCGTAGTTATGACAAGCTTATGAATGTTTCTTTCCAGCTTCTGCAAGTCAGAAACAGAGAGCATGCCTTCATTGACAAGAAGACTGATGTGCATAAAGAGAGTACTGTCAACAGACAGAATTGTAGCTTTAGGAGTGAGGAAAGTCTCAGATTCCTTAGATTGATTGAGCTGTTCAGACTGTTCAGACACTATAGGTTCATTCTTAGGCTGCTCAATATTGTCAGTCTTAGGAGCCTCAGACTTCTTGACATTAGCCTCAATGAATTTAATAAGGTCAAGAGTAGGAACCTGAGTGAAATTTCTACCAAACTCAATCTTAATAGCATTCTCCAGAGAGTTCTGCTTGATGAGGTTATAAGCCTCCTTACGACTAAGAACACCAGAAGCAATGTTCTTCTTAGTATTGGTGAGAAGAATGACAAGATTGTTAGTAGGCTGACCCTTATACATTACATTCTGCGGGAGCTGAGTGTCATCACTAAGAAGCTGAGTCTTAGATATGCCTTCAGTAAAAGTCATGCCACTAAAATCAATGCCAGCAGCACGAAGATCAGTCTTAAATTCGCCAAGAGTTGTGGCACTAGTTGTAATCTTACTTCTCTTCTGAGTCTTAGTATTTGCGATAAGAATTTCTCTTTCCATAATTTTTCTTTTGTTAATTGAATAGATTTTTTAATTGTTTGAATTGTGTTTTATCCTGCAAAGACTTATAGTAATCACTATAGTCTTTACAAGAACCAAGATTAGGGACAATATTGACAAAACCAGTGTGTTGAGCCAATTTCTGTCCATCAATAATACCTGCTTTATCAGTATCAAAAGAGATAAATATCTTTTTATATCGTCTTTTCAACTCATTAATGGCAGTGTCAGACATGTCATAGCCTTCACCTTGAAGGCATAGAGTAGGGATGTGAAGCTGGCAAGATATGCATAAAGCATCCTTAAGAGAAGAGCAAATAACAACCTTATCACCATAAAGAGGAATCTTAGTCCAAAGACCTATGACAGAAGCATCCATCTTAGAAGACCACTTGAATCCTTTAGTATTATAAGGTTGATAGATTTTCATCTGTACACTGCCTTCCTTTCTCTCAATGAAGCTGTAGGCATACTTGTCAGCAGGAAATATATACTGTCGTCCCTTGTCAGAGGGAGAGCTTTTCTTGATAATAATCTTATAGGAGATGGGATAAATCTCAGCATAATGAAGCCACTGCTTAGAGACTCCATAGGACTCCCAATAGGCATAATCATAGTCACGCCAAGGACGTACTTTGACTTGAATGGAAGTAAGAGTGCTTGCCTCCTTTCTTGTAAAAGTACGTATCTGCTTAGGCTTAATGGTGATGTCAGTATTCTTAATCATGAGGTTGCAAACCTTTTCAAGTGTCTGATTGAATGTACAATCCCAATAAGCACAAAGAAGGTCGAGCAATCCACCATGAACAGAAGAATCAGCATGGTCCTTATACCTAATATGACCTCCATTGTCCATGTAAATGCTGAAAGATGGATGAAGGTCTTCCCTAAGAGGAGATGAAATCCTGCATGGAATGGACGTGATTTGAGGAAATACAGCAGAAAGAACCTGTGTCTCGCTGAACTTGCTGAAAATTTCAGTTTTAGATATACTGGGGAAAGTCTTGCCTATCACCATAAGATTATTATCATAAAGCAGTTTTAAGAATTAATAATTCCAAGGCAATTCATTGCCCATAGAAGTCTCAGACCCCTGACCACCAGTAGGTGCAGCAGGAGCAGTAGAGAAGTCAGTAGGCTCTACAGAATACTCTGCAAGAGGCTGCACACGGAAGTCAGTAGAAGCATAAGAACCATTGTTCTTGGCATTGGCAAGTTCCTTCTCAAGACGGTCAAGAGCCTTAGAGCCAGCACTATTGAGGAGAACCATGCCATTACGTGTAGCAACAGTCTGATACTGCTTGCCCTCATCAGTAGTGCGCACACCATAAAGGAGCTTCACCTTATTGTTTGGCTGAAGAGCAATGGCATCCTTGACCTCAGAGAAATCACCAGAGAAATAGTCCTTGATATGCTCAAGACCAAAGAGGAAGTCATCAGCATTGTCCTTCTTGACCCAAGAACCATTGACATAGTTGAAGGCATCACCAACACCAAGATAAGCTTTGAGGAAACCAACAAGGTCAGCCTCACCAACACAAGCCATGCGATAAGAAGAATCAATCTTCAACTCTTTGCCAGTAGTAGAGAAAAGCTTCTTGCCAGCCTTGGCATCATTAGTGTCAGCCCAAGTGGTGTTGCCATACTTATCAATGACCTGCACCTTAGATTCATCCTTGTTGTAAGCAGGAACATTGCGAAGAGTAAACATTGCACGATTGATAATCTCAATGCCATTGCAGATGTTAGGGTCAGTCTTGACTACAAATGAAACACGAGCTTCCTTGCCATTGTCAGTATCAACAACATACTCAGGGTCATTAGCCAACTCATGGCCATAGATTTCCTCAAGCTGCTTTTTAGTAGGATTGACAGCCACTACAAAAGAAGAGCCAACACCAACATACTTCTTGAACTCCTGAGTCTCAGTAGACTCCTGTGTCTTACCAATGGTAAGGAAAACATAACTGTTATTAATTTCCATAATTGTCTTGTATTTTTAAATATTTGTTACTTACTTATTGTTTGTTAAAAATGTCATTACTCGAATACTGGGGTGTCAACAGGCATTGTATCTTCTGTTACACTTTCAGTCTGAGGTGCTGTAGGTTCAGTAAGTGTGGTAGGTGTGACAGGTGTATCATCAACAGAGATGATGTACTGCTTATGCTTCTCATCATAAGAAACAATGTCAGTAGGGAGATACTTGGTAGTCTTCTTAGGCATGCCATTGACATCAATGCCAGGCTCAATGACCTTCTTGACAAGCATGTCTACAGGGAAACCAATAACTGTAACAATACCAGCCTCAAGAGACTTAATCTGTGTGTCACAATCATCATACTCAGCTGTAAGCTTATCTATCTTCTCCTTAAGCTTAGCACGTTTAGAGATGAGGGGGTCACAAGCCTTGGCTACACACTTAACTGACTGAAACTGACTGTAAGAAATTCTTTTTTCCATTGTTTTTTGATTTTTTAAAATGTTGTTTATTAATTTGAATGTTTATTATTTTTTACTTTTCTGTGTCAAGGAAAATGGGACTCATATCAACCTTGATGTTGCCTTTATCATCAGACTCGGCAACTTGAAAGACCTTCTCCCTAAGATGTAGAGGACGAGAACCACGGATGGCATTGTCACCTCCAACAAAAGAAATAAGAGTCTTGTTAGCCTGACGAGAAATATAGCCAATGGCATCAGCCTCACCACAGATGATGTCGCCAGTCTTTCCTGCAATGTCTACAGCCATCTCTGTAGTCTCCTCATCATTCTTTCGGATTTGCTTGTCCTTGACATGGCATACAAGAATGAGAGTGTCACAAAGAGGACGAAACATATTGACCATTTCCTTAATGGCATTGCGCATGTAAAGATAGCCAGCACCATTAGGCAATTGACGGACATCAGCCTTAGGGTCAATAATCTTATCACCATTAGCATCCTTCAAGATGTTGCCAATCTTATCTTTCTTATAACCAAAGTTGGCACCCATCTGAGTTCTACGATAAAGGACTGCTGCATAGAAGACAGCCATTTCTTCCAATCGAGAAGCATTGTCAATAGTGATGAAGCGATAGAAAGGCTTATCGCCATTCTCATGATTCTTCTGTGCAATAAGATTGCGGATTTCAAAGATGTCATTAGCATTTCTTGCCTGTACAGCCATGACATCAAGAGCACGGTAGCCATCCTCAAGGTCAATGATAAGATTGTTGTCAAGACTTGCCATTAAAGTGGACTTTCCACACTTGGGTTTGCCAAACAAGACCATCAACCGAGGGTTGTAGTCAGTGGCTTTCCTACGCTGGGTAGGTAAAACGATGTTACTCATTTTTTTGTTTTTAAATTAAAATTGTTATTGGATTGCAAATGTACTTAGACAAAGAAGCCTAAGCAAGATGCTATAAAATGTACTATGAAGAATGAAGATAATCACTTAGATGTACTCTCTTGATTTCTTTGAATGAGCTGATAGACTTTGTTAAGCTCAGGAAGATTGTCATACTTAGGAAGAGGACCATAAAAACCAGTGGCACCATCAAAGTACAAGCCAATGATGGCATTGCTCTCACCATCTCTACCTAATACAACTTCAAGGAATCTAACACAACTTCTAAGTTTGGTAATGTCATACTTCTGATATTCCTTAAGTTCAAAAGCAAAGGGAGAAGTGATGCCAAGCATTACATCACAATCCTTGCCAGGGTCCTGACTATCAGCAAGACCTTTCTGTGTAGGTCTGATTTTGTTGGCTTTGAAGGCTTCAAGAGAAATGGTCTCAGAATTTTGTTGCTGCACAACTACAGGAATATAATTGAATTTGTTGCGAACAATTTTCAGATATTCAGATAGTTTCTTAATAGAATTACGCAAATCCATACCGCGTTCAGTAGATATAAGACTTATATGGTCTATCATACAAAGAACATATTCATCAGGGTCATCAGGTTCATACCAATCAAATACCTCCTTGTCATAACCCTTAACCTTCTTATAATGAGTAGTACCATGCTTCTCAGCATAATCCTTCAGAACATTGTAGATGCCAGTAGGATTTCTGTCAGGAATCCATATTACATGTTCTTCAAAGAAATGAAGTATAGACTGATACTCTAATGTGTTAAGAAGATCAAGAATCTCTTTAGGCAGAACTCTGTTCTCATCAACAGACTTGAAGGTCTTGATGTCAATCCTAATCTTACCTCCAGACAACTTGTAAAGAAGATAGCAAATGAACTTACCAGTAATGTTTTCAGCCTTCTCCTCAAGAAGAGCATAGAATATCTTAAGTCTTACAAGGTCAGGATGTTCATAAGCATAAAGAACAGTGTTGAAGAGGAAAAGGAAATTGGTAATCTTGGACTTTGAAGCCTTGGCTCCTCCAGAGATAAGATAATAAGTACCTAACTCAACTCCAGGGAAGTCATAACGAAAGGTCTTGAAGGGAGAAGGAATACAATTGACCTTACCACTAAGAATGCGTTGTCTTCGTTCTTCAGCATTTTGTAATACTCGTTGAATAAGACTTGTACTCATACCTAATTCCTGCTATTCAGTAACCAATCATCACCATTAACAATGTCTTGAGGCTTATTCTCAGACTTATTTTCAAGGAAAGTAGCCAAGTCAGAGAGCTGTTCAACATGAACTTCATCATCAACAGTAAGACGTTTGTCGTCCTTAAGAATGAAATATTTGGCAAGACGCATGCCTACATAGCCTTTAGGAGCATAGGTGTCAACATATCTTTTAGTGGCATCAATGATGTCATCATCAGACACTTCACCATAGATATCAAGAAACTTCTTGAGTTTGTTTTTGATTTCAGTCTTGTTGCATCTGAAATAAAAAGGTGACTCTCTGCCATTAGCATACATCAGCTTCTGTTTAGGAAAACAATCCTGCACCTTCAAAGCAAGAGTTTCAAGCCGCTGTTCATCAGAAGCAAGAAAACTGTCAACTTTACTCTTCCATTTGGAAGTGATGTCAGGAGAACCCTGCTTGAAAAGGTCTAATGTAATAATGCCACGATTAAGCATATTGGTAACAGTCTCCTTATACTTGCCCATGCTTATGGCAATGGCAATGAGTGTCTCCTGCAATGTGAGACCAAGTTTGAGGCACTTAGCCTCGTCAATTTCAATTTTCTTCATGTTGTCTGTTATTTTCGATAATTGTCATGAACGTTGATTCCATGTCACCATCCTTAGTAGTCTTGAGAATGAAATACTTGAGCAGCTGCATGTGACTCTTATCATCAGAGAAGGACTTTACGTACTCTTCTGTAGCTCTAAGAGCCTCCTGCTCAGTAAATGAAAAGTTGTATTTAACTACAAGTGCACACAGCTTCTGCACAATGAGAGAAGTCTTGTCAGTCCAAGAATATGTTGTACCAGACTTACAGCCTTGAGGATAGAGAGCTTGCAGCTTCTGAGCCAATGAAATATAGTCAATATCACTATTTATTATCCTATCATCAGATGCTATAATAATACTTGTTATCAAATCCTTTGTGTTATGTGAAAGAACAATTTCATTAGGATTGAACACATTAGTATTGATAAGTTTATTTGTCAACATCTTATCAAGACATTCCTTGTAGTTGATACCATAATAGCCTATAAGTAATACAAGGAAGTCACCTATAGTAAGGTGCTCATGTTGGAGCACATCTGTATTTACTGTAAATTTCATAACGTATGATTGTTTAAACCTTTATAAACGCAAAAAAGCACAACCCCTTGGGAGGAGCTGTGCCTTAGTTCTATTGTTTTTTATGTTTCTTTGACTTTAGAATTATTTTTAGATTTAGCAATAGCCAAATAATTGCTAAAAGAGAAGTGTGATATTCAAATATTAATTCATATATTTTATTCCACCATGGAGCTTTAAGTGAATTAATCATATCTTCAAGTTCTTTTTCTGATAGAGCATTTAGTTCTTTGTCATCAGTATCAAATAAATAATCAACAATTCCTAAATTAAACTCTACTCTTTGTCTAAATGAAAGAGAGTATCTTAGTTTTGTATGAAGATAAGAAAATACAAGAGGTTGATATTGTATTTCATTTGTTTGATTCTTCTCTATATTCATATTATGTTCACTTTGTTTTAATTTTTCATAGAAAATGTTTACCACTTTGAGAGTAGGGAAATAATATAGTATTCTTAAAAGATTTTTATTCCTTTTTATAATATACTCATACTTATCATACCACTGAGGCTTCTCTATAGAATTTATTTTATCTTCCAACTCCTTATCAGATAAAGCATCCAACCTCTTATCATATCTACTAATAGAAAAACAAATATAACCTAAATCATAACGTATTCTATCTTGCAGTGACATAGAGTAGAATACCTCATTGAAAATACAAATTGATACTAAATGTAAATGATATTCTCTATTTGACATACTATCCATACTATTTGTTTTTATTGTCAATATAAGGTGTAGTTATTCCTATAGGCATACCAACAGATAGGAAATTTCTAAGATATTTCTTTAGATTATCCAATGTAAGTATACTACCCATATCCCGAAGTTCATGAGAAGCATAAGGGACAATTTTCCCATTTCTTGTATAAGCATCAACAAAATCATCTATAGATACTTCTTTATTTTTAATTTGTTGAAGTACTGAATATGCTCTTGCTCTTTTTTCTTGTGACTGAATCAACAACGTACACATCTTAAATAAATGTATTCAGGATTAGATATGTGATAAAGATGTTTTAAGTCTATGCCTAAATTATAACCATCATTAAACCTTTCTCCTTCATAATTATCTAAATTGTGTACTTCATATTCACAATAGTCTTTATATTTCTTATGTAGCTCTATCCAATCCTTATGCTCTTCTTTTTTATCAGTAAGAATAATATTCAACTTCATTATCTTTTCATTAGGCTTTGACAAAGCATAGAAGAAATCAAACATAATTCCAAAGCATTTTGAATCTATGAGAAGTTTGGGTATTTTATTTCCAATAAAGCTACTTTCTTTTATTTCTTGACTATAAGGGAGATTAAAGAAATATGGTTTTACATAACCATCCTTATCATATCTTTCTAAATACACTCCAATTGTATATATTGTGCTCATAATTAAAACTGTGTTAATAGTCTTTTCTTTATTCTTCCTCCTTTTTTATAGGCTATACCATAGATGTTAGGCAAGTCAAATTTTTCTCCAAAATTCCAAGGATATGGGTTATTGGGATCATAAAGGACGTGATTTATGTTCAACTTAGGTTCTATATCACGATATGATGTGCCATAATGCTTATTAAACTTATGAAGTCTAGCATTCATAATGTCCAGAACTTCTTGTCTTGAATTTAATGGTATTCGGAAAGTACCATTATCATCAGTAAGCTCATAAGCAATCATATTGCCATTAGCATCTTTAATAAGAGTTGCTTCATAATCTGGATTCTTTGCAAATAAAGCTTTTGCTCTATTTTTTAAAGCATTAACTTCACTATTCGTTTTAAAAACATTATTATATCCATAAGAATTTGAAATAACTCTTTCTAAATCATTGTTTAAGGGCTTGAATTTTTTACCTAATCTTGTTGCCATAACATAGGCAAGTGGAGTAGAATCTATACTAGTATCACCAGTATGAGTTTCTATAAGAACTCCACTTCTCCCAGTAGGGTTATCACTCATAATTCTTCTTAATTCTCTAGAAGCTCCATTTGGATTATTAGGATTTGTATTTAACAGATGTTGTTTTAATATCCAATTAGGTGTATGTTTTGGATTTATATAAGGTGCATACATAATTCCATGAGAACCTGTGATTACTTTATCTGTAAAATATAAATCTTTTTTAAGTTTACCATTTTCATCTACTAAAGCATTTATTTCCTCGTCTGTATATGGAATATCACCATTTTTTATATTTCTTGCTTTAATAGGCGTGCCTTTTGAAGGTAAATCAGATAAATCAACAGTTTCCCAAGTAGCCATATCCATTGGATCTACATCTTCCAAAGATGTAGGCAAATCACCCAAGTCTACATCTTCCCAAGTGCCTTGGTCTATAGAAGGTGTTTCCTCAGACTGTCTAACAATAGAAGAAGCTTTCTTTACTCTTTTTGCTCTATCAAGTCCAGTGAGACTCTTAAACATAAGTCCTGCACCACCAGCTAAATCCATAGCAGTCTCAGGGGTAAATTTCCCTTGACTGACATCATAGGCACCCTTGGCTGCA